TGTAACAGTTACGCCAGATAAAGTTACATATCTTCCAACTTCTAGACCATGAGAGCCTTTATTAACTTGTAAAACATTTGAGCCATTAACAGTTGTTAATGTGCATCCTGTAATAGCTGTATCTAATGGTGTAATGTCAAAAAACTGTTCTCCGTAATATAAAAATAAACCTTGTGAAGTTCCAATAGCTGCATATCTTTCACCAGCTAAAGATGTCCAGGTGTGTTGAGCACGTGCTGCTCCAGGTAAAGTTTCACCTGCAATAGATAATTGATTCCAACCACCTATTTTTTCAGGTAATCCATATCTAAATCTAACAAAATCACCATCTACCCATTGAGATTCAGCTCCTGAATCTGTGACCATCTTGTTAAAACCAGGCTTGAAATTTAATTTTTGTAGCATATAGTGCTTTATATATTAGTTTTACAGAGAATGAAAGTCGCAAAATGATTAGTTTATTTAATAAAAATAACCCATTAGCAGAAGAAAAAAATTCTTTATTTATTACTTATCCAAGAACAGTAAATATTATATTTGGACATTATCCTTACCCTGATCTTATTCATAATTTTATGATGGATGTAAAAAATAATTTAAATCCAAAAATGGAAAATTATACAAACGTAAAAGGTGGAATGACGGATTGGAATTATTTTGTAAATAAATCTAATTTTATTAATTTTATGACTTTTCTTATTAATAAACATCAAACAACTCATGCTGACATATTTGAACATTTTTTAGAAAAAAATACTATTGAAAATGCTTGGGGCAATGAAATAAAAAAAGGAGATAGTTTAGATTATCATATTCACCCTTCTCTTCATGGAATCTTATATTTAACAAAAGGATGTGATTTAATACTTCCTGAATTAAATTTAAAAATAAATCCTGAACCAGGAGATTATTATATATTTCCACCTCACATACTACATGGATTTGATACATCTCAAGAAGAAAAAAACAGATATAGTTTAATATTCAATATTTCTCCACATAAACATTTTGACTATAAAAAAAAATTAAATGAAAGATAAAACAGTTAATATAGATAATTTTATAGGAATTTATGATAATTACATTCTTTCAGAGGAATGTGATAAAGCCATTAAATTATTTGAAGATCAAAATAAATTTAATAATACTATTAATAGAATAGGTTTTGAAAAAGCATCTGTTTTACAAAAACAAGATCAACAATACTTTGCAGCACCAAATAATATGAATGTATGGTGGGAAGAGTTAAAAACAATGATGTTAAATTTTGATTTAGCTTGGAATCATTATGTTAAAAATGTAGGAGCTGATGATGCTTATGGAGTTCCTTTTTATTTTACTTCTTTAAAAATTCAAAAAACCTTACCTACGGAAGGTTATCACGTTTGGCATATTGAACATGGTAAAGGATTTGATAATGAACCTAGAGCTTTTGTTTTTAGTATATACTTAAATGATGTTGAAGAGGGTGGAGAAACAGAATTTTTACATTTTTCAAAAAGAGTAAAACCAAAAAAAGGAAGAATAGTTATTTGGCCCGCTGGATTTCCATATCTACATAGAGGTAATCCTCCTTTATCTGGAGAAAAATATATTTTAACTTCTTGGATGATGTTAAGGTAAAATGGATCATACTGAATATATTGTTGAAATAAAAAAAGTCATAAAACCTGAATTAATAAAAAAAATAATTCCTTTCATAGATAATAGAGCTAATAAAAATTTAACAGTCGAAGAGGGTGTAAACACTAATATAAGAAACGTTAAAGGACACACTTTAAAATCTAATAATAAAACTGATATTTTTTATTTTAATTTAATAAAATTAGAAATTGAAAGACTTTACATGTTTTACAAAGTCAAATTTCCATTTGTAGATAGTAAAAAAATAAATCAAATAGATATACTTAAGTATCCACCTGGAGGAAAATACAATGTTCATACAGATGATTCGTGGAAATGGCCAAGACAAATTAGCGTTATTATTAACCTTAATAATGATTATGAAGGAGGTGATTTAGTTTTCACAGATCAACAGAAAAAAGAAATAAAAAGATTAAAATTAAATAAAGGATCTATCGTATTTTTTCCAAGTAATTTTATGTATCCACATGGTATATCACCAATTAAAAAAGGGACACGCTATAGTATAGTAGCGTGGCTTCATTAAATTACGTTTTTATAATATAAATTAATGTTAAATAAGGTTGTAAAACTGAAGTTGCATCACCAGAAAAGTTTGCACTCATGTTGTGAGAGTGACCTTGTCCAGATCCTGTGCTTGATAAATTACTATTAGCTATTCCTGATTGAGCAGATCCTAAAGCGTTATTACCACCTCCAGGTGTACCACCTCCAGATCCTAATCCATGAGAGTGAGAAGCAAGTTGAGCCGTAGATAATGTTGCATTGGCTGTAGAACCACCAACATTTCCAGTTGCGGTTACAGTGTTTGCGCCTCCAGTTGATCCTAAAGCTTTAGTACCAGATTTTGAAATACAACATTTATCTTGTAAATCTGGTAAACCAAAAGTACTTGAACCATCGCCTGAACCGTAAGTAGTTCCTATTTCTGCAAATAAAGTTGCGTAAGTTGATCTTGAAACATTTGCACCATTACACTCTAAGAAACCTGTTGGAATAGAAGCAGCAGTCCAAGGCACTATAGTTGCAGTAGGAATTAATTCAATGCCTGTAAGATTTGCGGCGTCGAAATCGTATTTAGTTGCTTCGTAATTAGACACAGTTCATTTCTCCCTAAGTTTTTATAATATAAATTATTGTTAAATAAGGTTGTACAACAGACGTTGAATCACCTGTAAAAGTAGCACTCATGTTGTGAGAGTGACCTCCACCTGAACCAGTGCTATTGCTAGAAGGAGATCTTTGTTGTTGACTAAATCTTTGCCAATATTGAGTAGACATGGAATCTGCCAGACCAAGTTGAAATCCACCATGAGAGTGAGAAGCAAGTTGCGCTGTTGATAAAGTTGCATTAGCTGTTGATCCACCAACATTTCCAGAGTTTGCAGTTGCGTTTGCACCTCCAGTTGATGCTAAAGCTTTAGTACCAGATTTTCCAAGTGCTACGTTGTCTTGTAAATTTGGTAAACCAAAAGTACTTGATCCATCTCCCGCACCGTAAGTAGTTCCTATTTCTGCAAATAAAGTTGCGTAAGTTGATCTTGAAACATTCGCACCATTACATTCTAAGTAACCTGTTGGCACTGAAGAAGAAGACCACGGTATAATAGTTGCCGTTGGAATTCCTACAAGTCCGGTGATATTACCACCGTCGTAATCATATCTTGTAGCTTCATAATTTGCCATTTATTCTCCTATGAGGAATAAGACGTAGGTCTTGCACCTAATCTAGTAATTTTTTCAGATTCAGTTTCACTCTCAGCATTATCTTCATCCCAATTAGATTGTAATTCAGATAAATGAGCTGCGTCCCATTTATCAATAAATTGAGTTTTAAAATCTCCTAAGTTAGCTGCCGTCCATGAAGTGTGAGCTGTATTATCTCTATATTCTACACTATCACTATAATCTTCATTACCTGAAACATATTGAATTGCCCAAATATTTGACCATTTAGAATCGTTCCAAAAAGAATCATTGTTGATTTTGTGCCCTACACCTTCATTAGCACCTTCTGAGTAATTTTTAATAATTATTTTATCATCAAATACTACTGTCCAATTTGCGTTAGTTGCCATTTTTTCTCCTTTAAGTTTTTATAATATAAATTATTGTTAAATAAGGTTGTATAACAGATGTTGCATCTCCTGTAAAGGTCGCAGACATATTATGTGAATGACCTTGTCCAGATCCTGTACTTTGTGTGTTAACATTAATTTGCTGTGTTTGAGCTCCTTTAACGTTATTATTTCCAGTAAAACGCGCACCTGTAACTCCATGACTATGAGAAGCAAGTTGCGCTGTTGATAAAGTTGCATTGGCTGTAGAGCCTGCTACGTTTCCAGTTGAGGCTACAGTGTTTGCTCCACCAGTTGACGCTAAAGATTTAGTACCAGATTTTCCAACAGGTATATTATCTTGTAAATTTGGTAGACCAAAAGTGCTTGAACCATCACCTGCGCCGTAAGTTGTACCTATTACTGCAAATAAATCAGAATAAGTTGATCTTGAAACATTTGCACCATTACATTCTAAAAATCCAGACGGTACTGACGAAGAAGACCATGGCATAATAGTTGCCGTTGCAATTCCTTGAACACCTGAAAGGCTAGCTCCATCAAAATCGTATTTTGTGGCCTCGTAATTAGACATTTATTATTTCTCCCTATATGTCCAGCCAGTAGTAGCGTCTCCCGAATAAACTAAACTAAAGCCAGCACCTTGTGTATTAACAACTAAATCCGCAGCTGCATTAGCTATATTTGAACTATTTCTACCAACAGTCAATGCGTTAGTATTAAAATCATATCCTTGATCTATAAATGAAACTTCATCACCTGCACTTGGAGAAGCTGGTAATGTTACTGTAACTGCTCCACTATTTGTATTTACTAAAAGTTGAGCTCCAGCTTGAACTGTTTCTGCTGCTGAAACTGCTCTCCATTTTCTAAGTTCACCTGCTTTTACAACATTAGTTCCATCA